CGCCGTCCGCCAGGTTGCGCGTGTACATTTCAACTTGCGCAGCGGCAGCCTCAACCGTGGCGCTAATGCCAGCGGCGGCGGTGCTTTGCATTGCGTCAGGGTTCAGCGCCATGTTTTGCGTGACGCCAGTTTTCTGCTCAACNANNCCATCCAGATAGGTGAGGGCGCTTAACGTCTGCCCCGCNACAAATGGCGTTGTCAGCTCTTGCGCCTGACCCATTTGCTGCATTCTCACCACTGAGCCAATTTCCGAGTTTAGCAAGTCATCAATATTAACACCTGGTGTCACAGCTATTCTAGGATTGTTCACCATCGCCACGTTATCCAAGATGCCACGCAGCACGCTCGTAGCCGCATCCTGGTCATTCATAACAATCTCGGCTAGTGAGCGCCCGAAAAACGCGTGTGGCTCTGGGTCAATCTCCAACTTGGCGAACGGCAGCTCGTCGCACGGCTCAAAGTCCAGCAAGGTGTATGACGTGCCGCCCAGCACAAACTTGTGTAGCACCGGCGTGTCTGTATCGATGCTGAGACGCATGTAAGCCTCGGTGATTGTCACCGGCTTCATTTCATCGGCGTCAGCATCCTCGGCACTGCTAGAATTGCTGTACCCGGTGCGCGCGAAATCTTCCTCTTCATCGCCGTTGACGCCATTATCAAAACTGTCCAGATCCATCACTTGCTCTGGGTCAAACCCCATCGCCAAAACGTCGCCCATCCGCATTTCCGTTCTGTGCGCGACGATATACGCATCGGACAAAGACCTGGCCGTATCGTTAACGAAAAATTCCTCTGGCGGGACCGACTCAACGCAAAGCTCGCCGCGCGTTGATTGGCGGCTGAGTTTCACCGCATGCACCGGCGCTTCCACTGACATGCCCATCTCGTCAATCGCGGCGGCCATCTCGGTGGTCTGCTCGATGATTTCCACGCCCTCCTCGCTGGCCAGCATAGTCAATTCATCGTCGTTTAGGTCGGTGTACGTGTATATCTCGGCGTGTGGGTAATTCTTATAATACGCCTTAATGATGCCCTGCTTTTTCACCAGCGCATCGTGAAAAGCATCGCCCAAGATTTTATGCCCGTTTAGCCGCTCAAATTCGTGGTGCATAAAGGCTGTGGCCTGCTCTGCGTGTGCAGTCTGGTCGGGCCGGCGCGGCACGTATTCCACTGGACGTGACGTGCTTAAAAAGACCCGCATGAGGCTGGGTTTAACCGCTCTCACCACGTCGCGCACCTTGGTGGCCACGACCTTGCTGCGGCCATCCTCGTGGCCGATATAAACCTGCCCGTCGTAATAATGCTGCGCCTTTATGCGCTCGTCGCGCAGCTCTGCCTCAACAAACTCAACCGCCTCTTCAACGGCGTTTTGCACGATTGCCTCAATTTGCTCGCGGGTCTTTGGTTCTGTTTGCATTTCATTCTCTTCCCACAAGCGGCGCGGCGGTTAAAACGCCTGCCGTCGTTAAAAATTGCAGTAGTTTTTGCGACGCCGTTGGATCGTCTATGCGGCGCGCCTCGGCCACCAGTTCGCGCACCAGTTGGTCGCGCTGCGGACCCTGCATAGATAGCATTTCGCCCAGCTCTCGGTTGGCCCTGCTTTGGCGCGTGCCATACACGATTTGATTCATTATTTCATTGATTGGGCGGTCAATAAGGGCGCGTTTAACGCGCGTGAATGGCCCCGGCGCTCTGTCGGTGTCTACGTCGCGGAAATCGCCCAGCGCGTCAGCCGCCTCGCGCCGCTGCCCAGTTTGTGACCCTTCGATAACCTTAGTGCGAGTGTTGCTAAATGCGCTTTCAGCGCGCAGCGTTTTCATCACTGACGCCGCGTCTGCGTCGCCAATAATCATTGCTAGTTTTTCGGCGTTAAATCCTTTTTCAAACTGGCCCCAAGCTGCCGCCGCATCATTGCGCGACGTGCCCATCAGCGCAGCTATATATTCTCGCGCGCCTTTCTTATATGCATCGCGTTGGGCGTCCGACATGCCGTCCAGCATAACGCGCATTTCAGCGGGCGACATGGCCGTGGCGGCAGAGCCGGTAAACGCTTTGCGCCCGTCCTCTATAGCTCGCTCCATTGCCATGTTGTTTGCATAGCCCGTCCGCGCCGTTGAGTAATTGGGCACCGTATCCAGCATTTCATCAATGTCGCCCAAAACGGGTTTTAAGCTTGCAACCTTATTGCCCTTGCCGGCGCGTGTGGCCTCAGATAGCGCATCGCTTAAAGCGGCGCGGGTGTTGTGCAGCTTGGCCGCTGATACGTCGCTTTTTTTGCCTAGATCCTTCAAAACTGTGCCGAGCGCAGTTTTAACGTCGGCAGAGGCATCGCCGGCCAAACTTAAAATGCGCTGCCGAATTGGATTGACGTCAAACGTCATGCCGCTCTTTTTGGCGGCCTCGTACATTGGCCCCAGCACGTCGCTGCGCTCGGTGGCAAGCTCAGTGCGAGCTGTAAACGCCGCGCCTGGCTCGTCAACGCGGCGCGTCATTTCTGCATCAATACGCCCGCCAGCGCCTTGCGCTCGTTTGGTAATTGATTGCTGCAGAATATTGCCGCCTTCACCCTGCATTGATGCCAAACCTTGCGCCAAGCGCTGGGTTGGCCCTGGCACGTCGGCCAGCGTGCCCTGCGGCCCAATGCTGTCCAAATATGCTTGTATGTCCTGCCCACCGGCCTCGGCGCTGTTTGCACTGCGCGCCATAAGCTGGCTTGATTTAGAGCCGTAATTGCCAACGCCGCGAAACTTGTTTTGAATGCCGCGCGTGGCTGCGCCAACGATTTCGCCGGCAATTGGAGCCACTGCACCAATGGTTGCGCCCACAGCCGTGCCCACTGGTGGAATTTGCTTAACGCTATCAACAAGGCCATCGCCAGACATAAATTCTGGCAGCGCCACGCTAGTGCCGCCAAAGGCAGATCCTATGCCCATTTGCGTGGCAAGCTGTTTGCCTTGCATGAGTTTTGACGCGCTGGCGGCGGGTATAGCTGCAGACGCAATTGACCCAGCGTTTTGCCCTTTTGCATATTGCTCTGGAGCCAGCACTTGCGCGGCCATATCTCGTTGCCGCACCAGATCGCGATACTTGATGTACGCCTGCTTTGCGCCTTCAATATCGCCGTTTTTAAACAAATCGGTGGCAAATTTATACGCGCCGACAATCTCATCAGCGGCGCTTAGCGATGCGCCGGCCTGCATGCCGCGATAGGACGCAATGGTTTTAATTTCGGCTTGTTTGGCCGTTTTGGTTTTGCCCCGATATTTGGCAAGCGCCTTGCGGCCATTTTCGGTAATTGTGCCGTTGGCCTCTTGTCCCTCCAGAACCTTCACCGCCGTCAGGATGCGCTGACTTTCTTCATATGTCATCTCAGCCATCGTTAATTTCCATTCAATAGTAAATCTTCAGCCTGTTGGGACGTCATAGGCTCTGCAGCCCCGCCGAAATTGTTGAGAATATTTTGCACGGCTTGCGGTATAGTTGAAACGCTCTCAACTTGTTCAAGCTGTCCAATTGCCTGCTCAAACGTAATGCCGTTTCTGGAATACTCTCGGATGATTGATTTCTTCTGTATGTTCATTTCGGCTTTAGCTTGCATGACCGCAATAATCGCCATGTTTGCCTCTGGTGTGTTTTTCAAACTACCTAACGAGTTGAGCATTGCGTTAAATTCTAGGTCAGACGTAGCGCCAGATCCTTCAACGCGCAGAGTTGGCGCTATGCGGTTAATAATTGACTGCTGCAACGCGGATACGTCGTTAAGTTCTGGGAATGCCTCGGCAAACCGTCCAGCCAGCGGGCCAGTTGGCGCAAGCGGTGCAAGCTCTTGCAACGTCTGTAAATCTGCGGCGGCATTAGCGGCGGCGCTTCCGGCGTCCATCATTGCGTTAAATGACTCGCCTTGCTTTTTCATCATCTGCTTGCGCAAAATATCGTCTGCGCTTTCAGGGCCTGGCATGTTGATTGAATTGCCAGACTTAACCATTGCTCGCGCATCCTCTGGCGATAAGCCTTGCCTAATCCAAAAATCATAATTGTCTTGTTGCGCCGGAACTTTAGGCGTGGCCATGCTTTTCTGCATAATCGCGCCCAGCACTTGGCTCGCCGGCAGTTGGCCCGCCTCAACCATGTCGGCGTATTGGCCCATGCCGTTTGCGCGCAGATATTCCACCGTTTTATTTCGTGAATTTCTCTGTGCGCGCTCTTGCCGTCTGCCCTCCATCATCGCAGCAAAGTTTGGATCTGGCCGCGTCGTCATTGAGTTAAGGCCCACCGCCAAGCGGCCAGCCAAGTCCTTAAAGCTGTCGCGTTGATAAAACCGTTGCCCCGTTTCCCCGGCGGCACCGGGTTGCATTCTCTGCAGTCCGAATTGCTCAAGTAGGCCGCGCGGCCTTTGCTGTTGCTGTTGTGCTGGCAGCATCGGGGCGGCCTCCTGTTTTGCGTTTGCTGGGCCATAGGCCGGCCCTTTGTACCCGGCCCACGCGCCGGTGCCCTGCGTGTCGTAGATATAGCGGCCAATGCGGTCCTGCAGGGCTGGTGTCATTAGCTCGTCGCCACGCAGCCCAAGGCCGCGCTTGGCATCGCGCAGGGTCGTGCCGACCACCTGATACGCGCCCATTGGTGTGGCAACCACGCCCTCCGGGTTGGCCATTTTAACATAGTTGCCATAGCCGGATCTGGGCTGCGCAAAGTCCAGCGCAGCGTCTACCGTCATGTCAGTAATTTTAACATCGTCAAACAGGCCGCCGGGGCGGTTTTGGTAGTTAAACAGCGCGTTATAATCGCCACCGCTTTCGCCGCGAAAAATGCCTGCTTTGATTTTGTTAAAATCTGGTCGCATCAGGTGGGCACCAAGCTGGCCGCCAATTTCAGATAATCAAACATGCCCGGATCATATGTGCTTGCTGTCGTTTCTGGCGCGGGCGTGACTTGCAGCGCAGTGTTCATGTACTGAGTTGAGTCGCCAGGCGCAGCAGTGTAACCACCGAATTGCCCTTTGGCTGCTTCAATAAGCGCTTGCTGGAGGCCTTGGTCTATAATGCCATATCGCATTTGATTGGCCTCAATTGTTTGGCCTGCGTCAAACGATTGTTGGCCCATAGCGGCAAGCTGATCGGCAGCACTCAGCATATTTGTATTGGCCGCCGTTTGTTGCTCTACATCAAACTGCGCTGCGCCGAGCGCGGTGTTGAACCCATCTTGCCGCAATTTTGAAACTGCGTCATACGCTTTATCCGCGTACAACCCGCGCGTTTCTGCGCCTTCAATTCCGTGCCGAGATCCGCCAAACGCGCCGGCGTTAGACGCGGCAAAGTCCATGTCGTTGAGCGACATGCGCTGGCCTTTCATCAGGTCGCGCATTGTCGAGTTTACAACATTTTGCGTGTAAGGATTGTAGTAAGCATCCATGCCCTGTGAGGCATTCATTGGTCTATATGTTCCTGCCGCGATTGTACCCGCCATGCCAAGTTGCAGCGCATCTGCAGCGGCTTGATTTGCGTTAAATCCACCGGGCACTGGCGCTGCCGTTGTTGCTGGGGCCGCGCTTGCGTTTACGCTTGTCGCCGGAGCGGCGTTGTAGCCCGTTCCAGCCAACGAATTTACAGGCGTATAATTAGCCGGTGCGCCGCC